GCGGTTGTGGAGGTTGCGTATAGAACGCCACCCGCCGCAGCGAACGTGCCGAAACTCTTTCCATCGACGGAACCCGCATCTCCCGAGATGGAGCCCTGGATCGTGCTGCTGAAGGTCTTGACGCCACTGATGGTCTGAGCGGAGTCAAGATCGACCATCGTCTTTGTTGCGGAACCCGTGCCGACCTTCAGCGTCTTTGTCGCGCTATCCCATGTCAGGTCGCCGTCAGTTGTAGGCGCGGCAAGGTCACGCAGGGTGATTGTTGCGCCTGCAACCGTGCCGCCGCTGAACGTCTTGTTCGTGAGCGTTTGGGCGCTGTCCGTGTTGACCTGAATCTTGGAGCCGCTTGACGTACCAAGGATCAGAAGATCGTCGTCGCTATCCCACTCCAGACGACCTTCAGCCGTCGGTGCGGCCGTCGTGGATTGAACCAGCGTGATTGCAGTGCCGGAAATAGCACCACCCGTGACTGCAACGTTGTTCGCAGCCTGCGTGCCGAGCGTTCCGATGCCCAGGTTCGTGCGAGCCGTTGCCGCGTCGGTTGCTCCAGTGCCACCGTAGGCCACCGCAATCGCAGTGCCGTTCCAGGCGTTACCCGAGCCGAACGTCTTGTTCGTGATGGTCTGGGTGTTGTCGGTATTGACAACGGTCTTCGTCGCAGTGCCAGTACCGATCTTCAGCTCGTCGCCGTCCGTGTCCCACTCCATTCGACCTTCGGCTGTTGGAGCTGCGGTCGTGGATTGAACCAGCGTCAGAGCTGTTCCGCTGATTGCGCCGCCAGTGATCGTTACGTTGGATGACGCTTGAGTGGCAATTGAACCGAGAGCGGCTGTCGAAACAGCCGTGATCAGACCCTTGCCGTTGACGGTGATAACTGGAACCGCAGAAGCGGAACCGAAAGAGCCCGTGTTGGAGTTGACGGTGGCCAGTGTTGCGGCGAACGAGATGTTGCCCGAGCCGGTCCAGGCTGCGGAGGTTCCTGTTACGTCACCCGTGAGCGCAATGGTTCGCCCGGTCGCCCAGGCGTTTGCCGTCGCTGCGTTGATTGAGTAGGTGGCCGCCAGGTCTGCCCAGGCGGTGCCGTTGTACTTCTCCCACTTGGTCGAAGCCGAGTTCCAACGAATCGAGTTCGTCTTCGGGTTCGTCAGCGTCGTAACGGCCGGATCAAGGCCATACGCAAGGTCATTCAGCCGGCCATCAAGTTCGGCTGTGTAATTTGCGTATGCTGAAGCGGTTGTGGGTAGAGACCAGTTTGCCATGTTTCACTCTCAATTGCTGGATTATCCGTCATTCGTGACTTAGCATCAATAGCCCTTGACGGACCAAGAGAAGCTACCGCCGACTCGGTTGCCCGAGGCGTCATACAGCAGAACCTTGAAGCCAGCAGGGTTGGCAACGTCAGTGAAGTCAAACAAGCCGTACCGAGCCGACGATCCAGCAGCGACCGAAATGTCGATAGCTGCAATGTCGATGAATGAGTTCTCCGGACGAACCATCGTTCCCGCGCCGTCCGGAACCCGGTTGCCTGACGCGTTGAGCGGGTTAGGTGTGGACACGCCATTCACCGTTGCGGTCGTTCCGGAAACAGAGTCCGTTGCCGAGGCCATTCCCATACCAGCCTCGTTGCGAATCTTCGCGTCCAGCTTCACGTTGAGCTTCGTCAGGCGATACAGGGAGGTCTGATCACCGGAAACGTTGAACCGAATCTTCGCGTACCGGAAGCTGCTGACGAACACCGACGAAACGTTCGTGTACGTTGTCCAAGCATCACCCGAGTTCAGCTTGACGCTGATTTCAATGGACACGACCGGGGTGCCCGAAATCACAGAGCCTGTCGGCGTCACGGTGATCTTCGTTCCGCCCAGCGGAGTTCCGTAGTCAATCGTCTCTTCGTAGTAGCCAGGGCTGAGCGCGGGCTGAATGAAGATCGGATAGCCGGCATTCACCTGATCCTGCGGCGTTGCCCAGCTACGGGTCGTGAAGTGCTGCGCCTGAGTCTCGGTCGTGTTCACCGGAAGCACGTAGCTGCCATCAACGTCCGTCACAGTGTTGGAGAAGACGCCGAGCGGCGTGATGATCCCGGCGTCGATCAGATCGTTATCCGCACGAAGCACGTAGTCGGGCGGCTGAGTGACCGTCACGGAGATGGCTCCAGGCGTCCCGACGTTTCCAGCAGAGTCGATTGCGGCCAGGAAGTAGGTGTAAACGCCTGCGGTCATTTCGAACACGGTTGTGAACCCGCCCGATTTCTGACCAATCGACACTGCCGTTTCCCAAGTAGCGCCACGACGCAGCTCGTAGGTCGTCACAGGCAGCGTGCCTGTCGATTGCGTCCAGTACAACAGCACGTTGTTGTCCACAACCTGAGAAGTCATGGACGGAGCTGTCGGTGCGCTGATGGTGAACGACTTCGAAACGGGTGTGCCTACGTTTCCATTAACGTCAATCGCAGCCACCCACCATGTCTGAGAGCCGACCCATTGGGCCTTGGTGGAGATAGTCGTGCCCTTGACGCGACCGAGAGTGGTTCCGCCCGCCCATGTGGCTCCATAGCGAACCTCGTACTCTTCAATCGGCAGAGAGGCTGTCGGCTCGGTCCAGGTCAACTTGAACTGGTCGAGAACGAACGTGCCGTCAACGGTTGGCGCTGTCGGCGCTGAAACCGTAACCGCTGCGCTACCTGCCGTGCCAACGTTGTTGTTCACATCGCGGGCGGCGATCCAGAACGTCCGAGAGCCTAGCCAGTCAATCGGTGCGCGATAGGCTGTCGAAAGCGTTGTCGCAACCAGCGTTCCTGCTGCAAAGGATGCGCCGTGACGAATCTCGTACTCTTTGATCGGCAGAGAGGCGGTCGGTGCGCTCCATGTCAGCTCCGCCTTCGCAACGACAATCGCAGCGTTCACGGAAGGAGCCGACGGCACGTTGATCGTGACGGCAACGCTCGCACTGGTGCCGAACTGCCCGTTGGTATCGACCGCAGTTACCCAGATGGTGCGAGAGCCTGTCCAAGTCACGGGGATCGAGATTGTCGTCGTGTTGGCCTTACCGATCAACGCACCGGATGACCAGACGCCGCCGTGACGAATGTCGTAGAAGGCAACGGGAAGCGAACCGCCCGTTGCTGCCTGCCAGGACAGAGTGACAATGGCTTGAGATACTGTTGCAGCCAGGCTGGTGACTGCGGCGTACAGAGCATAGGTCGTGACCGTGCTGCCGGCCGTTCCAACGTTGTTCGCGGTATCGACCGCCGCCACCCAAAAGGTCTTGCCCGATGTCCAGTTGACTGGGATCGAGTACGAACGGTCAGAAGTCGTGCCGATGACAGTGCCTGCGGCCCAGGAGCCACCCTCACGGACTTCGTAATGCTTGATCGGCAGCGATCCAGCGGTCGGTGCGGCCCAGGACAGAATCAGGTTTGTGTCCTTGAACTGGTGCGCGACCGAGACGGCTCCGGGGTTCGTGATTGTTGCGATGTAGCTACCTTCGGAAGCGCTCGCGTTGCCGTTTACGTCATAGGCTTTCACCCAGAACGTTGCCGAAGTCGTCCAGCTTACTTCCAGAGTCAGCGTGTTCGTGTACGCCTTTCCGACAACAGCTCCGGTCTCCCACGATGCGCCACGGCGAACTTCGTAGTAATCGATGGGCAGGCTCGTTTTCGCGTTCGACCACGAGAGAGTTGCCTGGCCCTGGTTGTAGGCGATGGCAAAGCCGCTCGGTGTCGCGGGAGCTGTCACCGTCACGATGGAGCTGCCTGCGTTGCCAGTGTTGCCGTTCAGGTCTGTTGCCGCAACCCAGAAGGTGCGAGAGCCCAGCCAGCCGACCGGAATCGTCAGTGTGTTACCGCTGATTACGCCAACAGACGTGCCGCCTGCAAACGAGCTGCCGAAACGCACTTCATAGGAAGCTACGCCCAGAGTCGATGCGGGCTGACTCCAGGACAGAACAAGGTTCTGCCCATTGAAGGCAGAACTAACAGAGGGCGCACCGGGAACAGCGAACGGGACGGCCACGCTCGTAGGTGTACCGAGGTTGCCCGCGCTGTCAATTGGCGCAACCCAAAGTGTCTGTGCGCTCGTCCAGTTGACGCGAACGGTGTACGTGGTGTCGGTCGTCGTACCGATTGCGGTTGCTGTGGCCCATGTCGAGCCCCGACGAACCACGTATCCGGCAATCGGCAAAGACCCCGGTGTGGAAGCGGGCCATGTCAGGATCAGGTTGACCGACTTGTACTCATAGGTGGGCGTGATCGCCGAGGGCGCAACCGGAGTGATCGCAACGCTTGCCGGCGTACTCACGTTGCCGGCGATGTCTTTGGCGCGAACCCAGAACGTCCGGGAGCCCAGCCAGTTTGCTGCCAGTGAGTACGTTTCGGCCGTGACAATGGCCACCTTGGTGCCGGTGTCAAACGTCGCGCCATGACGAATTTCGTATTCTTGAATTGGGAACGAAGTCTTCGCGGAGTCCCAGGACAGGACGGCGTTTTGCTGCTGAAAGGCGCTCGTCACCACCAGAGTGGACGGGCTTGCAATCGTGACGGTTGCGCGACCTTCGGCCGCACTGTAGTTGTCCGATGTGTCAATTGCCTTGATCTGCCACTCATGCGTGCCAACGGGCCCGAAGGGTGGCACCAAATAAGTCAAGTTCTTTGTCTGAACTGTGAGCGTTGCGGCTGACCACGCCTGGCCAATTGTTGCGGACTTGCGAATCTCGTATGTCTTGATGTCCGGATCGGTAATGGCGATCCAGTCCAGCTTGACGCCCTGATCGGTAATGTTGGCGTAGAAAGTTGGAACGTTGCTCGGCGGCTTGAGCTTGCCCAGCACCGTGTAGGTTTCATCCACGGTTTCGGAGCGCTTACCCAGCGGGTTGATGCCGGTGACGCGAACCTCGTAGATGGAGCCCTTCTTCACCGAGTCCAGTTCAAACGACAGGTTGTCCGTAACCCGTGTCTTGACCCAGTTCGATGTCAGGCCGTTGTAGGTGTGGCGGTACTCCAGATCGTAGGTGTGCGAGTCGCCCTGCCAAGTGATCAGCAGGCGAATTGCGGTGACGCCCGGAGCGCTCAGGTACGTCTCCTCGCTGATCTTCAGCAGCTTTGGCGTCTGCACGAAGTCGGGAGAGATGATGCTCGTCGGGCGCTCCACAAGCGTCAGGCCGTTCTCAATGGCTCCGTACTTTGTGGAGTTGTGCTCCAACGCCGTAATTTCGAACTCGCCGGGCTTCTGACTCTGCGCAACGCTCAGCACGCGGGCTGTGACGGGAGCCAGGTTGGGCTCCGTGATCATCCACATTGCGCCATCGACGGGCAGAGTTGACAGAACGTCACCCCAACTGACGACCGAGTAGGTTCCAGCGGCTTGATACAGGCTTCGGTCCACAAAAGTCCCGTCCGGCATCATGATTGAAATGGTCGCCGGTGCCGTGGTGATCGTGATGGGCGAATCCAACTCCGCAGTGTTCACTCCGCATGATTTGAGTCGTCCGGCGAGACGCTTTCCTGCGCGGTTTGGGTCTTGAACCTTGATGGTGTTGCCGGGACGAACAAAGGCTGAATCGATGCCCACCTTAAAGGTGATGAAGTCCGATTCATACTTCTCGGTGTAGAGAATCCAGCGCCCCACACGAGCCGCTTGGCCGCGACTCGTGCAGCCGAACGCCAGGGTGTCCAGCTTACGAATGCCGTACTGAGTGATCAGCTCCGCATCTTCGACATACTCGATCTTCTGGCGGTAGAAGTCTTCAGGGTCGTTCCATGTTACATGAACGACGCTGTGGCGATCCTTGCGGGCGCTGCCGGTGTAGTTGAACTGCCCGTCGATGACGTTCGCCGGGCCGTAGAGCATCGTGGCGTCGGAAGGTGAGTCCTGGGTGAAGTTCACCATTCCACCATCCCAATAGGCCATGCCGCGCAGGGCCGATGTGATGTCTGTCACCAACTTGTAGGCTTCAGCCTGCCCTGCGATCACAGTGTTGATCGTGAAGCGAGGCTCAGTGCCACCGAAACCATTGGGAACCAACTGGTCGCAGTATTTGCCGATGGTGTACAGAGCCGCCTTGTCGATCTGCGTTTCGCTGATGTAGTTGCCCAGACCGTAACGGGTGTTCGTCAGAACGTCAAAGAGAATCCAGGCAGGATTGTCCGTCACGGCGTACTGAAACGTTCCATTCCAAACACCAGAGTACACGCGCGTGTCCGCGTTGTAGTTGCTCGGCACGCGGACGCGAAGACCCTTCACCAGATAGGCGCGAGTCGGGACGCTGCTGAACTGCTCCGAATCGATCCGCAATCCGAAGATCGCAGAGTTCGGGTAGCTCAGATTCATCGAAACAATTTCGTTGTAGGCGTCAACGTACAGGTCGTTGTTCAGGTAGATGGACGACGAGTCGGCCGTGATTCGCGTCACGCGAAAGCTGACAGTCGAAGCGCCGGAGGGAACCGAAAGCAGATGTGCGCGCTGATACTTGGAACGCGTCTTGCCCGACATCGTGATCGTCGGTGTCGGCACGAGGCTCTGAAACGATGTCTGCTCGATGCCAATTGAGCCAGAAGGGTAACTTCCGTACTTGTCACTGATGAAGCTGGTTACATTTTGGGAAACGATTACAAAACGAACTTTAGCCTGTGACGAGCGAACCGTTGCAGTCCCGCGAGTCCCATAGCTGTAACCGCCGCCACCATACTCACTGTCCGTGTAGCTGTAGCTGATCGGAAGAACTTGAGCCGAGCCGAGGTTCGACCAAGTTGAGCCGTTAAACTCCTGCGGCTGAACTGTAATCGTGCCGCTCACGTAGTTGCCGCTTGCCAGAACAGGGCGAACTTGAGTTTCAAACTGAACCGCATTAGCCGGTTTTGTTGCAGTCAGGTGCCCACCCTCAATGGCCCAGGCTGTACTGTTAACCCACACATATGCGGCATCGACATCCGTGTACGCGCCACCGTTGACGGACATCGAGAATTTGTACTGGATTGTGGCACCGTAGGTGTCACCAGTGTCGGAGTTCGTTGACAGCAGGCCCGGCGTCGAGACGATCACACGAACCTTATCTGTCTCGGGATTGGATATGGTGAATGTGTAGGGCGTCGCTTGCTTGACCTGAACGTTGGCTTCGTAGGGTGTTTCTGTGAAGTTGCCGAAACCGGCCATGACTGATTGAGAATTGAAACCCGTTCGCCAATCCGCTTGCACGCCCTTGAAGTTGTACGTGCCATTAGCGTTCTGAATCGGCGTCTCATTCAGGTACACCGATTTCAGGCCATCAACCAGGCCACCAATCTCACCCTCGCCAAGCAGATCGAGGATGGACAGAACCGCACGGGAGCGAAGTGAGTCGCGGGCTTCAGTGGCCATTACACAGAAATCTCGTCAATGGAAATGGATGCGGAGATGGGCTGAGAACCCACCAACACTCGTTTGCCGTAAATCAGCGGGACCGGGTTGCCCTGGCGCTGCGTGTTCACTGGCCCGTTGAAGTAGTAGGACTCTGAGCTTCCGCTGTCGTCCTGGTTGCGTGTCTTCGGACGCGGGCTGAGCAGCTCCACAACGCCCGACATGAACATCGCGGCACCGAACTTGAACAGGTACGGGTTGCCGAACACGAAGCCTGCAACCATCGCCACCACGCCGACGATGGCACGAACAATACCGGACGCGCCCTGAACGATTGGTTCGAAAATGATTTCCTTCAAACCGTCCCGAAGCATCGGGTAGTCCTTGTCACACAAGTCTTCCTCGCGGTCGTCGGCATAGACCACGGTGACGCGGTAGTGGGCGTAAGTCTCGGCGTTGTTTGCAATCCAGGCTTCGACACCGGGTTCGTTCGCCTCGATCAGACGCAGGGCTTCAGCGGGACTGGAAACTGCAAGCTCCCACTCCTCACCAAACTTTTTGCCCATCACGCCTTTGAGGCGAACTTTTGTCAACATCGTGATTTGTGCCGAAGGTGGTGTGTCATTTCTGACAGCCAGATGTGTCCACAGGTTTCTCGCCTGGATAGGCGATTCAGTAAGTGGTGAAGGATTATATCATTGCCTATGTAGATGGCAACATGGTTCGGCTGCTGTGATCCCATCGCAAACAGCAGTACGTCACCCTCGTTGTACGTGCCGTCCGTGACCTCGACAAACCCTTCTTTTTCAAAGTATTCCGCGAAGTAGTTCTTGCCAGCCCACCACTCCGGTGTCCGAAGTTCCGGGTACTGCGTCAGCTTGATTTCGTACTCCCGCTGAAAGTAGTCCGTCAGCAGTGAGTAGCAGTCAAACACGCCAAAGACGTAGGGACGTTCGGTGTACGGCATTTCGAACCCCGAAGGTTCGATCAGGTTCGGGCCCGCGTGAGTAAAGCTGGCATCATTCTTGCTTAGCGCTGAAACGAGCCAGGGGATCGCCGTTGCTTCGCACCCTGCCCTGTCTGCATCTGACGCAAATGGCACGCCCTCGGGGTGCGAATGCCAGATCGCAATTACTTCGCCCAGCTTTTCCGCTTCTGCGTAGTCACTGCGATTGAGTAGGAAGAAATGCTTCGGGTCGAGCGCGTCATTTCGGCACGGAACGAATCGAGCCCGCTTGCCCACCTTGACGATGACGCCGCACGCTTCGTTTGGATACCGAGCTTCAGCTTCAGCCTTAAAGGCTTCAGTCAGGTCAGATGCGAACAGCGCCTGGGAAGCCGCCGAATCGCACAGCTTGGCCAACTGTTGCGAAGCGTACTCGGCAGGCGGTAATGGTTTTTGAACACTTGTCGCCTGCGGCGTTTGTTGGGTTGTTGTTTGCGTCATAGTAGCCACCACTCCATCCACACTCGGTCCCTCGGTACTTCCACGGGCAGGAGTTCTGAATCACCTGACGGTGCGGCAGCATGACGCCCTGTACGTCGAAGGCCGACGACAGTTCGAACTCGATCACGTAGCGGTTCTCCGAGAGCTTTTGCTCCACGTACCACGTTTCGTCGGGCATGTACTGGTTCGGATCGGCCGTCGGGTTCACACCGCCCGGAAAGTTCACCGCGTCCAGATACTTGGCAAATGTGCGCTTGCGCGTGACCTTGCAGCCCACGAAGTCGTTGAAGTTCTTCACCGAGGCTGACAGCAGGCCGCCGACGTTGGCCACGCGAATCTTCGGGCGAGGTTGGGAGCCGCGAGCTGTCAGGTCGAACCCTTCAGCCTGGATCGGCATCGGCTCATACGTGTTGCCCTGCCACACGACAGGCTGATGAAGCCCGTTGGTGCCGGCGTGGAACCGAGTGATCGACCCGCCGGGCAGGTTCGTCGTGTCAAGGATGAAGAACTCCAGCAGCGCTGTATGCTCCAGCGATTGAATGTCAGCCTTAATCGTCATTCGGGCACTTCCTCAAAGTCCACGCTCAGCACCTGATGACCTTCGCGGCGCGTGAGCTTCCACTTGCGAGCCACGAAGACCTTCTCTTCGTTCAGTGGGGTCGTCCAGTTGAACGCCTCGACGGCGTTGCGGGCCCGCAGGAACGTCAGGATCGCCGGCGTCGATGCACTCGACGCGGTGAACTGAAGGTTCCACTTCTGAAGGTTGCTGTTGATCCCTTCAGGTGCGCGAACTTCGTAGCCGTCGCCGAACTTGGTCACGTTGACCTTCGGCTCTTCGCTAAGCTGCGCCCCGTATTCGGGCTGCCATGTGAATGTTGTTGCTGCCATAGCTTACTCGTGACTTATCGGTAGAGGACGCCACCAGGACGCTGCTGGTTGACCATTTCCTCCAGAACCACGCCCTTGACTCGCTGAGCCAGTTGGCTCCAGTCGGACTCGTTGTTGCCGGTCGTGACTTCGCTGCCGTCGTTGTTCACTTGGATGCTGATCTGCACGACAGTTCCACCACCGCCGCCACCGCCGAGGTTGCCCTGAACGGTCACGGGAATGGTGCGACCGTCAGGCAGCGGCACGTAGGCTTCCGGCATGGAACCTTCGCCGAACAGCGCGAGCTGCGGGGAATTGGCGATACCACCGTTGAGGTACTTCTTCAGCGGAGCCGGGCCGAACTCGGTCATGATGCCGCCGTCGGCAAAGCCGAAGAAGCTGGCAATCGTGCTGAAGATGCCACCACCGCCGCCACCACCCATGTTGCTGAAGATCGAGCCAAGCCAATCGACAGCGCCGTTGAACAGTGAGGAAATGTTGGTCGTCACCCAGTCCCAGGTGCTGCTCATGCCGTTCTTGAGAACGTCCCACACCTTCACAAGCTCGTTCTCAGCCTCTTTGAAGATGCCTTCCTTGCCACCCTTCGCAACGTCAGCGATGCCGCTGACATCCTTGACGTACATCGGGTTGTCGGCCGTCTGACCGAGCTTGGAACCATCGTTCAGGCCCAGGAAGTCGCCCACAGTCTTGCCCAGCGAGCCGAACATGTCGGTGATGAGACCGCCCAAGTTTTTCTTGATGAAGATCGTGTAAACGTCCTTCACCATGTCGCGCAGGAATTCACGCCAGCTCACCTTGCCGCCCGTGGTGGCTTCAACGAACTTGTCCACAAAGTCGCGTGACCACTTGGCTGTTACTTCGCGCATTGCCCGGCCGGAGTCTTCCCACTCCTGGCGCAGCTTCTGCATGGCGGTCATGTTCGCAATGACTGCTCGCTGAGCCAGCGCTTCGCGGCCCTTCTCGGCGGCGGCACGAACGTCTGCAACCTGCTGCTCCAGCTCCTTGCGGCGACCAGCGCTCAGTTCCTCGCTCTGCATCACGCGCTCAAGAGAGGCGATGCGAGCTTTCTCCTTGTCGTTGATTTCGCGCAGTGCGGCTTCGTATTCGGCCTGACGAGCCTGGCTTTCGGTGCCGAATGCGCGCACCCAGTCCACCGACAGGTTGCGAACAGCCTCACGCTGGTCTTCGATGAAGCCCAGAGCGTCAGTTTGAGCCTGGTTGGCAAGCGCTTCAGCTTTTGCCTTCTGGAAGGCTTTGAAGTCGTCCGTGCCCGCCTTGATCTTCTGGCCGAGCGCTTCGAAGTTCTTGCGCAGCGTGATCATTGCCGAGCTTTCGGCGTTCGCACCGTTGTTCGCTGAGCGAGCCATTGCTTCACTCAGGTCTTCCTTGGTACGAGCCGCCTGCTGCTGGGCGTTGGACAGAGCTTGCTGCTGCTCCCTCAGAACGTTCAGCTCGGCAGTTGCCTCAATCGCACGCAGAATCAGGTCTTTGTCAGCCTGATCGATGCCCTTGAGGCTCTTGATGTACTGCTCGGCTGTCGTGGTGCCGTTCTGAAGCGCCTTGACGAAGTTCTGAACCAGCTCGACTCGCTTTTCGCCGCCAATTTCGACACGCTTCTGGTTGCCGTCCTTGTCTTCAACGGTGCGGTCGAATCGACCTTCCGCGACATCACCCAGCACCTTCGCAACGGCTTCATTGCGGGCGTTCACAAGAGAGCGAACACCTTCTGCGTTGGCTTCCAGGCGCAGCTTGCCGACGGCCAGATCGTTCTCGACGGACTCGACGTAGCGCAGCAGCGGATCAATCGGCTTGTCTTTCGGAGGCTTCGGCAGCGTGTTGATACCGCCAGTCTCCAGGTTGACCGCCAGGTTCTTCGCTTGGGCAATCAGACCCTCGCGCTCGTCCGTCAGGCGCTTGAGCTTTGCCTGAATGACGTTGCGTTCGGAATCGGTGTTCGCACGGTTCAGTGCGGCCGTCAGTCGTGACGCTTCCTGCTGGTAAGCCTCAATCTCACCCGCGACGAGTTGCTTGCGCAGAGCTTTGGCACGCTCAGCGCCCTCTTTCGCTACCTTCTCAAAGTCTTCCGTGGTCGCACCGGGCTTGTTGCGCAGTGCTTCTTGCTTCTCGGCGGTCTCCCGACGGATGTCTTCGATCTGCTTGTTGGTTGCGGCGTACTTTGAGTCGATGTCGGCACGCAGGCGACGGAACCACTGACCGACATCCTGCTCGATGTTCTGCTTCTCCAGCAGATTGCCGGTGTCGCCCAGGTTCGCAATCAGAGCCGCACGCTCTTCACGCGCCTTCTTCAGTTGGGCGATTTGCTCGTCGTACAGCTTCTGCTGAGCCAGGATGTTCTGACCGTAGGTGGACTTGGGGTCAGCCCCGTTCAGCTCCGGACGAGCCTTGTTCAGCATCCGCTCCAGGGACGCAATCTGCTGATTCTTCTCCGCAATCCGAGCCGCGATTTCCTTCGGGTCGCCGTCTTCAGCGATGCCTTGCTTGATGCGCTTGGCGATCTGTTCTGCACGCTCCCAGCGGTTCAGGAATTCGAACAGTTTTGTAGTGAGCCACCCCAGCACCGTGACGGCTACGCCAACCCAGCCACCGAAGGCGTTGAAGATCATCTCAGCGCCGGCCATCGCCTTGGTCATGCCAGAGACGGCAAAACCGGCTTCCGTTGCCTTCTTGGCTTTTTCACCAAGAGCGCGAGCGCCTTTACGAGCCTCTTCGGTTGCTCGGTTGACGATGATGATGTCGGCGCGAGAGATTTTTGTTCCATTGGTAATGGCGTCAGCCACTCGACGCTGCGCTTCGGAAACGCGAATCAGCTCCTGAGCCTGCTGACGACGAGCGACAGCTTCCGTCTGGATGTCAACAATCGCCGCACGTGTCTCGGCAATCCGAGCGTTCAGGCGGTCAATGCGAACCTGACCAGCCCAGCCGAGATTGCGACGCTCCAGGTCTGCCACCTGACGAGCGTACTGAGCCTGCTCCGCGTACAACTTGCCCGCCATCTGGGTCTGCAAGTTGGCGTTCTTGATGAGCGCTGCGGCTTGAGCTTCGCGGTTGGCAATTTCCTGGCGGTGCGCTTTCGCCTCTTCCAGAGCGGCTTCACGAATCTTGGCGATCTTGTCGTTGAAAGCAGCCTTCTGCTTCTGCACCGCAGCGGAGATTGCCTCGCCAAACGCGGCGATCTTCTGACCAGCAAAGTACAGCAGGAACAGCGTTCCCACGGTCTTTATTTCGTCACCCCATTCCTTGAAGAACTTGATGACGGATGTGACAACCTTCACGGCGTCAGCAAGCCCCTGACCGATTGAGTAGGCCAGAGACTTCGCTTCGTTCGTGTCGAACGCCTCAATCAACTCGCGCAGAGACTTCTTGGACTCTTCGAAGAAGTCGCTCTTGCCGGCTTCCAGCTTGAACAGTTCGAACTTGGTCTTCAGGAGGTTCAACATCCCGGACCACGTGCCCATCATGCGCTCGGCGGCACCACGGTTCTCAACCGCCATCACCGCGAACATCGCCTTGAGGGCTCCTGACGCTTCGACGGTGCCGGTGGAGATGAGCTTGGTCAGCTTGGGCATCGACATGCCCACGCCTTCAGCCATCAGGTTGATCGCGTTTGGAACGGCTTCGCCCAACTGCTGACGAAGTTCTTCCATCGAGATGACGCCCTTGCCGGCCATCTGCTGAATTGCGATGGAGGCTCGGTGCATGGCTTCCGAAGAGCCACCGAAGCGGGCAACGGAATCGACAAGCGCCTTCATGGAACCGTCAGTGGGATCGAGACCCGCTGACTTGAACTTCACGAAGGCGTCTGTGAGAGTCTTGACCTCAAACGGCGCGTTCTGCGCCATGTTGAAGATGAACTTGACGTTGGAGGCGGCTTCGACCTTCCGAGAGTATTCATCGGTGGCCTTGCTCATGCCCTCCATGAGCGTTTGCATCCGCTCGATTTCGCCGGATGTGCGGAGGATCGCGCTGGGCAGAGAAAGGAACACATCATGGATGTCATGCAGCGCATAGCGCAGCATCGAGGCGGTCATGATCACCGTGCGGAACTGACCGTACAGCCCCGTGAAGTGACGCTCCAGACGTTCGGTGGACGTAGCCGTCTGATCCAGAGTCTTCTTCAGCTCCTGGATCGTCTGCCCTGCCTTCTGTGTCTGAATCGTGAATTGCCCGTTATCCAGGGTCATCACGACTTTGATTTCGCCGCCAACCATTTGTATTCCTTACAGTGTTGCCATCGCCTTCAACTCCGCAAAACCTGCTTCATCTCGTTCGACACTGGTTGCCGGCTGTTTCACAACATCGCCGATTTCCAGTACCAACCTCTCCTGCAACTCCGTGACCCCATCGGGGCTTCCGGCAGCCGCTGATGTCGCCAGAGTTCTCAGGTCATAACCTGCTCTGATGCGACGAATGTTTCCACTCATCAGCCAGAAGGTCTTCATCGGCATCCGCAAGACCTCCTCGTAAGACATCGAGTAGAAGTGGCTCACTTCACAGAAGATGAACCCGAAGTCCATCTCTCCTGTGGGAAGTAAGCCCCTTAGCCTTTTCCCTGCTCACTCTCGCCTTCAGCTTTGGCTTCGGCTTGCGCCTGGGCGACGATCTGCTCGGGATCAGCACCACGCACGAAGGCGGTCAGAGCGCGAAGCTGGTCCAGAGACAGAGACACAAGGGTTGTGTCATCAATGTCCGGGATCGAGCGCTTCAGCAGATCGACGGTTGCCTTCAGTTGCTTGGCGTAGCTCTGCTCTTTCTCCATCTCCTCGGCAACGCGAGTTGTCTCGATGAAGTCCTCGACCGACATTTCCTTGATCTTGTAGGTCTTGTCGCCGATCTGAACTTCACGGACTGCCGTGTTGCTCAACTGGTTCAGGTTCAAAAGTTTCGTCATTTCCACTCCTTGTAACTGCGAAAAAAAGAAAAGCCTCGCACTTGGCGAGGCTTATTCTATCTGAGTTCAGTCAGTTGTGAAAGACTTTACTCGCCGATACGGAACAGACGCCCCGTTGTGGAGTCGGGGTAACCCATGAACTCCGTGTTGTAGATACGCTCGTTCTCCAGCTTGTAGGCGAAGCTCAGAGCGCCGGATGTCGCGGCCAGCGGAATCACGAAGTCTTCGGACTTGTCGCTTGCGGCCTTGGAGACCGGGTGCAGACGCAGTTCCTTGGCCACGGACAGCAGATCGGTGCCGATACCAGTGTTCACATCCACGCGCTTGCTGGTCGGGTCAGCGCCACCAGTCAGGGTTGCGCCCGACAGGGTGACTTTCACGCCGGCTGTGCCTGCGTTCAGAGTGAAGCTGTTGCCTTCCACGCCCTTCACGCCGCCAGAACCGTAGATCGCGGCACCGTAGGTCACGGTCACGGTCGCGGTGTTCACCGTGTACTGAGCGGCAGCGATGCCGGGGTCAGTCGAGGCGTTCAGCACGGCAGCCAGGTTGGTTGCGGTGGCGTTTGCGGATGCGCCGATCACCACTTCCACGCCAACGCCAGTGGCGGCAGTACGGAAGGTCACGGTCGTGCCGTTGACGATGATTGTGTCGCCAGTGGTGGGGTTGGTGGCGATCAGGATGGTGCCGGAAGCGACAGTGCCACCCACGGTCACGAGAGAAGCGCCGGGCATGATGGGCACCATGTTCTCCAGCGTGGTCTCGGCCAGAGGCACCTTGGCCATCACTTCGCGGCCCATGATGTACTCGTTGATCGTGGTTTTGCCGAACTGGTCCACGTTGACTTTGTGAGTGTCCGTCTTCACGGTCACTTCGACGCCGCCTTGGGTGTAACCCAGGTCAACGCCATCGAAGAAGACCTGGCAGACGCCGATCTTCACGTTCTTGGTGCTTGATGCCATTTAAATGCTCCTTTGCAAAGGTTTTTCAGTCATGCCTGACTAAAGCCGGTGCCGCCGAATCTAACACATAATGGCGAATTTGTCTAGCCTTAGTAATATGCCCGCAGCACTTCGACCATTCGCTGCGTAATTCCGCGCCCAATTTCGTCAGCGGCGCGTTCAAGAAACAGACCGCCCACCATTTCTGATTGACCAGCCTGTTTTGCTTGTGAGTTCTTGCCCAATTTGTAGGGCCCATACGGCGCAAGATGCTCGTGCATGATGTAGGCGTATCGACCAACATCACGACCGTCGAATGCCGGGTAGTCCATGTCGATGTAAACCTCAAAGGACTTCCGCTTGAATCGACCGAGCGAGTCTCGGCCGCCACCCAGCTCACGCACCTTGATCGCCTCTTCCAGATTGCCGTGATCGAGCGGAGCGAACTTCCGAGCGAGGTCACGCATCTTCTTGGCTTCCTTGCGCATGTGTTCGACAAGGTGCTTTTGGGCGTGATCGCCCGACTGACGGATCAGTACCGCCAGTTCATCGAGACCTTCGTACTCCAGACCCATCAGCTTGCGGCGAAGCAGAATTCGAAGCGAACCTGGACTTCGAAGTAGTTGCCGTCCGAGACCGGAAAGGTGACAGGCAGCGTCTTGGGGCGCATGTAGTGGACCCAAATGGACTCGATCTGAACTTCACTGAGCTTCAGGGCGGCACTTGCTTCTTCCATCATGGTGTTTGCGGTGGCGTAATCCTGTGCCCGAGCGATCACCGTGAACTCGCCCTTGAAGTAGCCAGGCATTTCATGGTTGATGTCGATACCGGACAGCGGCGTGCGAAGCATGTAGCCGCGCTTGCAGCTCATCGGCATGAAGTTCATGAACAGGTTCTCAGCCGCTGTGCCGAGGCCCGCACCCTCCATGTAGTTGATGATGGTCAGAAAGTCCATGTTCACTCCCAGATCGTTCCTGTGACCTCGTAGTGGTCAAGCTGACCGCTGACCGAGTGACGCGGGAACATCGAAACGATGCGCAGAACGACACCATGCACTTCCATGATGTCGTCAATGCTGGCCACGGTCTTCGGGTCAAGCAGAATCAGCGCTTCAACCTGCTTCTCCTGGGCTGTGCCTCGGGATGCGGTCGTGTCGGCGCGAACCGACGACTTCATGTTCTGGACGTTGAGCTTCACGATGGCGCAACGCTCGCTCACGGTCGAGCCGGGAAGCGGCTGTCCGTAAACGTCCGTCTTGCTGGATGAGCGGCGAATGGTGCAATTCTGGTTAGGGCGAAACATGACGAACCATCGCTTGTGCGTTGAAGTGGAAGATCGAATCCCGCAAGCTGTCTAGGCTTGGGTAGTCCGGCGCGTTTCCTGTGATCGAGAACACCAGCCCGTTGTTCGGGTGCTGGCTGTTGGCGTAGTGGACTTCAGCCAGGTCTGAGGACTCGGCAATCTTGGCCAGCTCGCCTTCTAACCAGACGTTGTAGGCGAAGTGACGAGCTTCGGCCTTCAGGTAGTGCTGAGCCTTGTACTTGCGCCCGGTGTGCGTCTTGATTTCGAACTCCGGCTGAGTCATCTGCTTTTGCAGCAGCAGACCCATCGCGCTGTGAGCCTCCATGCGCAGGGGGTTGACTTCTGAACCTTTAAGCCTACCAACGAGATAGCTCATGTTCTGAACCGTCGCACGGTAAACGTTGCTCATGAAGTCGTCGTACAGCATGTCAGAGCGTGCCGACTTGTGTTCTTGCAAGAAGGTAGTCGCACGCTCTTTGGCGGTCTGCATGAACGCTTCTCGCTGCTTCTTTGCCCGCGTGTGAAAGTCCATGACCGTCCGAGGTGTCACTTCGACGCCTGGCATGACCAAGCTCAGGTACTCACCCCGGAGTGCCATCAGGAACAGCTCGTAGTCGCCACGTACACGCATGGCAAAGTCGTCATAGATCATGTGGAGCGGCCGATACGACGAGACAGGTTGACCCACGAGCCAAGGTAGCTCATGGCGCGACGACACACCGGAAGCGTCAGACCCTTACGGAAAGTCCACTTCTGGCTCGATTCGCCGATGCGCTCTTCCACGAGACCTTGGGCGCGACGAAGCGCTTCGGGATCGCCACCGAGGATGTAATCAGCCTCGACAATCTGAGCCTTGCGCAGAGCCCGCTTCATCGCTTCGGGCAGCGTTTCGTAGTCCGCTTCCTTGAGGTCGCTGATGTCACCTTCAAAACCCCACAGCGAGGCGTTTCCGAAGAACAGCGAACTCTGGTTGCGGTCAGTGTTGGCCACAACGTAGTTCAACTGGATCAGGTGTTCGCGGGCTTCGATGAGAGCGGCGACACGTTCGGATTCGGAAGCTGCGTTCCAGCCAGGAATGTTCGGAACGTCCATTGCCGTCAGTTGCGCCTGGGCGTAGCTCTGGAACGAGTTGACCCCGGTCTTCAGCGGCTCTTGCAGCTCCAGACCGTAGGTGCGCGAGATGGACACGGTGAAGTTGTCCGTCACGCAGGTAAGGTGGATCGTCCGCACTTCCCGAGTGTTCGGTGCGACGATCTGGTTGATGTTTGCGGGAACCGTGACGGCCGCTTGAGGATCGCCCGAGACGAAGCCTGTCAGCGCCGTCGTCGGGACAACCTCGACACCATCCTGATTGACCACTCGATAGTCCACCGAGTTGGCCGTGATCGGGCTACCGGCGTTGTCCACCAAGTCGATGGCGACGGTGACGGCCGTGTTGCTCAGATAGACATCGAGTGACATGGCTTACTCCTTGGGAGCGGCAGCGACTTCCTGAGCCTTCAGGATCGCTTCGATCAAGCCGACGATGCTGGTGCCCTTGACGCCAATCGAGTCACCGATTTCGCGCAGGCCAGCGATGCCCTTCTTGTCGGCAACTTCGGCCAGCTCTTCGGCGGTGTACACGTGCGCAGGTTCGGCCGGCGTTTCTTCCGCAACCACTTCGACCGGAGCTTCTTCGGACTCCACTTCGACGGGAGGTTCATCGGTGCCCTGCTCGGTCACGCGGCCCACGGGCGCTTCGTTCTGCATGTTGCGCAGAAGCAGTTCGTTCACGTTCGCGGGCGAGCCGTCTTCCCACTCAGCGCCGATCACACCAGCGACACGCACGGCGTCAACTGGCAGTACGTCGCCTTCGGACAGACCGTCCTTGAACTGAATCACACCCATTTGCCCGGTGTACTTTTCGAAGCCTTTGGCTGTCAGACGAAGTTTCATTCGTTCTCCTTTTCCGCGAGTTGTTTTGCGGGTCGATTGATTACAGGGCGCTTTTCCTCCACCACGACTGCACGGAAGCGCACAGATGCCAATGCAGTCAGGACGGCGTTGACATCCTTCAGCGCAACATCACGGATGGTCGTGCCGTTAGCGAAAGCAACGCCTTGAATCACCCCGGTGAAGTTTTCCTTCCCCGGCTCAGTGATTTTCAGCTTCATTTTTGCTCCTACAAAAACAAAAGGGCGGGATTGCTCCCGCCCAATTGTATGTCAGTTGTGAGTGATTCGCAACTTAGATGTTGGTCACACCCTTCAGACGCGCCACGGACTTGGTGGACTTCAGCGCGAGGCCGGTGTACCACTTCAGACGGATGCGGGTTGCGTCCTTGTTCTGCACCGTGCCGATGTTCTCGACCACGATACCGGCGTCACCGCCACCATACAGACCGTGCAGACCGTCCAGCTCGTTCAGGCGCAGGGCGTAAACGGAGCAGGTGTCGGTTGCGGAGCCCTGGTCTTCGGTGCCGTCCAGGAACTCGTTCATGATGATGGGAATGCCGTTGTGGGTCAGCATCGGGCGACCGAAGTTCTCCAACTGCTGCATCACGGCGTCGGTGCCGTAAGTAGCGCGGAGCAGACCACGGTAAGCGCGGATGGTGCCACGACGCATCACCAGCACATCAGCACCGTTGGGCACGGCGTCGCACAGCTCGTCCAGCATGGACATGGTGAGCGCGTTGCCGTTGGCACCGGCAGTGATGGTTTGGCTGCCGGAAACCAGTTGGGGCAGACCGTCGAACTCCTTGGCGTTCGTGGTTGCATTGCCCTTGGCCAGAGTGCGGTGGAACTCGCGTGCCACGGCTTTGGCCTTCTTGGCGATCTGGATCGCCATCTGGTCGTTGTGGTCCTGCATCGTGGACTGGAGGAACTTGTCCACATCAACGTCACCAGCCAGGATGCGCAGCTTGGCCACCACTTCGGTGAACGTTGCAGCGCTTTCGCTGATGGCTTCGTTGGGGTCCAACCATGCAGCAGAACCCAGAGTGTTCTCGCGGTTGTACACGTAGGCTTTGCCGCTCACGCCCACGAAAGGCAGAATGGCAAACAGATCATCGCGGTCGATGATTTCGTCAATGACGCCCGAAACGAGCTGGTTATTACTCAGTTTCTCGGCTTCAGCTTTCAACAGAGGCATTTCATGCTTCCTTTCAGATTGAATGAGTCGCTTTTCGGGCCTAAGTCGCTCTAGTCACCGATGAGGCTGCACTATAACACAATTGGCGCCATATTGCAAGTCATCGGTGACTTATTTTTCGATCAAACGACCTTGAGACCTTTCAGACCAGCGCCGATCTTGGAAATAGAGTCCGTGGGCTCGTCTTTCTTTGTCGCCTGAGTCTGCTTGGTGGACGAAGAACCTGCGCCCTGCTTCACTTTGCTCTTCAGCAGGTGGTCTTTTTCGGGATCGGCTTCCACGATCTTGCGAATTGCTTCTTCGAAGGTCAGCGAATTGCCGTATTGATCCACCAGTGCGGTGCGATTTGCAGCGCCACGCGGCTTGTCGTAACCGACAACCTTGCCGTCTTCCACATCGAAGTGATCACCGTAGATCACGCGAGCCTTGCCCGGCGTCAGGGTGGACTCTTCCGAGATGAACTTCGATTGCGCGAAGTGTTGGCCGACGCTCAGCTCCTTGATGGTGCCTTGCGTGTTGCTCAGTTGGTCTTGCAGCGTCTTGATCTGGTCCTGGAGGCTCTTGACTTCCTTGCCATGCTCTTCGGCCATGCGAGCTTTCAGGCGATCCCATTCGCCCTTGGCTTCAAGCTGCTTTTCTTCAGCCGCTTTCTGGTCGTTCAGCAGCTTGCGCACCGCTTCCGGATCGATGCCTTCGAACTTCGCCAGCGCTTCACGAGCCTTGGTCAGTTCGGCATTTGCATCGTCCAGCGCCTTCTTGCGCTTCATGTTCTCTTTCAGCAGGCGGGCTTCTTCGTCGGTCGGCTTGCGGCTGCCATCGCCACCGTCGCCGTCAGCGGGCTTTCCACCATCAGCGGGTTTGCCACCGTCAGCGGGCTTGCCATCGCCGGAGTCACCGTCACCACCATCGGGTTTGCCACCGTCACCGGAGCCACCACCGCCACCACCTCCGTCTCCACCATCACCGTTTTGGGGAGACATGTACTTCAGACGCACATTGCGAGTCACAAACATTTTGTTGCCTTTCTGACCGTTCTCTTGGTCAATGGTTACAGATGCGGCAAGTCTCTTTGCCGCGTTTCACAACCTTACGGTTGATCGTCTTCGTCAGCCGCCGGTTTCTTGGCGGCTGGCTTTCCGGTTGCCGGATCAGCCAGTTCTTCCGGATCAGCCGGCCACTCCTTCAGTTCGCTTGACATCTTCTCCCGCAGCTCCTTCTTCAGTTGCGGGAAGAGTTTGTCCAGAACCGTTTCCATCTGCTGCTGACGAACCAGCTTGGGTGCGTCGATCAGCATCAGGCGTGCCGCGATGTCGAATTCGTCGTAGAGGCCACGGGTGTCGAAGGTATCCGGGTAGGACACCAGATTGCCCATGTCTTCCTTGTACTCACCGTTCCAGCGAGCCACGAGTTCGACCAGCTTGTTCTCGACCACTTCCAGGCTGTCAGCTTTGGCTGCCAACAGAGCATTCACTCGCTCAAAGTCGTAAGCCTTGGCCACGCCTGAAGAGTTGTCGATACCGAGAGCGTTGTCCTGCTTGGTGCGTTCACCGGCAAGGCCAACGGTGTGGTAAATCTCGTTGATGATCTTGTTGATCACCGCCAAGATCATCTGCGCTTGTTTCGGGTCAGGCGACAAATAGAACGGCTGACCCCCACCCTCCCCGTCGTACAGGAAGATGCGCTTGGTGCCCATGTCCAGCAGCTTGTTGTAGTTGTCTTCGCCGGGCATCACGTTCTGAGCCGGCATGGCAAGCTGGGAGAAGGTCTGATCCTGGATGATTGCGTCCAGGTTCGACAGGTAGTTCGCCACCGCCCGATCCAGGTAGGCGATGTCGTTGATCAGCGATGCGGAATCGTAGGTCTCGTCCGTGATGATGTTGTCGGCCAGGATGACCGGCACAACGCCAAGGTCATGATTGCCTGACCCGATCAACTTCACCACCTTGCGACGGCCTTCCTTAAATTCCTTGTACAGACTCCAGTCCGCTTTCGTCCAAAGGCGGTACTGGTACTCCTCGTCGCCGGACGAGGTGAAGGGATCGGCGGCGTCACGAACGATTTCGCGGATCAGCACCCACTCCAGAGAACCCTTGTCGTCAAAGGCGTAGTCCAGGAGCTGCTCGGGGCCCACGACGTAGGCGTAGGTGCGAACTTCGGCTTTCGTTTCGTCGGCTTTGGAGACGAGCGGGCCATCTCCGCGAACTTCGTTGTCCACCACAATGCCGATGCGGCCCTTGATCGAGCTTTTCTTCGACACCTGACGCGACAGGTCGGTGATCCCGAGACCGTTGCGAGTGGAGCGCTCCCAGAAGCGTTTGACCGAATCGGGGGCGTCTTCAATGTTGCGGGTGATGTTCTGCTTGAACAGGTACTTGTTCAGGAGGTCAACGACTTCGCGGCTGTGGTTGAAACGATAGGCGCGATTCAGACGGTCGCCGAACTCGGTGTCGCCTTCCTTGATGTAGCGGAAGACGTTTTCCTTGAACCATTCCCGGCCGCCTTCGTAGGTCTGCTCCAGAAACATCCAGTGTGACAGCATTTCGTCGTACAGAGGGTGACGACGCTCGATCAGCTTTCGCAGCCGCTTCTGGTCGTCTCCGAGAGCCGGCATGGCAGCGCCCTGCGCCGCATCATTCGGGTCAATGCGGTACTCGTCACCAGTTTTGAAGGGTTTATTCGTTGCCATAGGACACCTATCTTATACGTCACTACTGAATTAGTCAACGGCTTATATTGACAAGCCGCCAATCTCGATCTTGCGCACCGGGTATTCCAACTCAATGCAGTAACCACCCGCGTCAGCGGAGTGTTCCAGACCCATTGATTTGTCCACTTCGCGGGTGCCCTTCTTGTAGATGGTCTGCTCCAGCGAAGTGATGAAGTGCTTGCAACGCTCATCGATCCTCAGACGCACGCGACCTGTGGCGTCCTTGAGCATTCGGTTCACTGCGTTCACGCGGTCGGCCACCAGCGGGTGCTTCTTTCGGTACTTGATCCGCTTGAAGCCCTTCTCGCGCAGGATGTCCATGTCGGTTTCACCGCGAGCGTGCTGGCGCTGGCCGCCGGCCGGGTCGGGGTACACCACCACTTGCTTTTGGTTGCGCCAGTAGCGCTTCTCCAGCTCCTCGCACACCTCTTCGGTGTTGGAGCCGAACAGAACGATTTCATCCACGGCCCAAAGTTCCCCATTTTCCTGGGGCTGGTAGATCACCGTGGACATCGGGTCGATGTTGAAGTCCATACCCACCCAGATCGGCAGCTTCGGGTTGAAGGGGTAGCTGCCCACGTGCGTGGCGCGTTCGAAGGGGTAGTACACCCGTCCGGACATCGTTTCGAACGAGGCTTCGAATTCCTGGGCGAAGCTCTTGGGGTCCATGTCCTGACGGGCAGCCTCGATTTCCGACACGGGAATGAACGGAGAGGTGATTGTCGGGAACTGCCAGGACTGCCACTCTTTGCGAGCGACGGCTTTCGGGTTCTGGCCCTTCTTGTAGAGCTGGTACAGGTAGTTGTACGCCTTGGGCGTGCCGATGAAGATGGCGTCACCGCCCGTGTCGGCCAGCGTCGGGCGCAGCACCTGCGTCCAGACTTCTTCGGCCATGTCCTGAAACTCGTCCAGAACGAGGAAGTGGATACCCACGCCCCGCAGCGAGTCGGGTTTGTCCGCGCCCTTGAGTTCGATCCGGGTGCCGTTGATCAGGACGATGGTGAGTGAGGTTTCGTTGATCTTGCGAATCCACTTGCGCGGGATTGCGTCGAGCAAGTCCACCCACATAATCTGCTTGGCCATCTTGTACGTCGGGGCCACATACCAGATTTTTCGCTTGGGTCGCTGGGCGTTCTTGATGATCAGAACCCGAGACAGCGCAGTCTTTCCCCAGCGGCGGCCGGCCACGACGACCCGGTATCGGCACTGTGACCGATACACTTCCATCTGCTTGGGGTGAAGGGAGAGCGCTGCCTTGTGCTTCACTCATTCTCCTCCACGATCCCATCCTCGTCGTCATTGGCGTTCTCAGAAGCCCCTTCGGCTTCGTCCTCGACGCCTGGGAGGTCAAGACTATCCAGGTCTTCGTCAACGTCCCTGAAGTTGCGCGAGCGCAGCATTTCGATCTGCTCCGCCGTCAGCTCCGAAATCACCAGTTCCGGCACATCATTCTCGTCAACCGCATCCGGACGATCCAGACCCAGAACGGAGTAGCGCTCCTCACGGGCCTTCTTGAGTGCGCTCATGGCGATGTCCAGAGACTTCAGGTTCATCTGGATCGTGCCCAGGGCAACGCCGTCTTGTTTGGCTTTGAGAATCTCCGCCCATGTGAGCTTGGCCAGGCCGGCGGCCATCTTGTAATGGTCGTCCTTGGTTTCGCGGATGCGAGCAGCGATGATCGCGGCGTCGTTCTCGGCTTCCTTCTCCATGCGGGCGTGCGCCTTCTCGGCGATCTTGTCCGCCTTGGAGCCCTTCTTGATCCCCTTCTTTTTGAAGTGGTTCATGAAGGTCATGCGGTGCCGATTGAACTTCTTGGCGAGGTCAACAATCGTGACGGTGCCGCTGGCCCAGAGAGCTTCCGCTTCTCGCCACTCTTTCGGCGTCATTTGGCGACGCGACGGTTTCTCGACTGTTTCTTCCATCTTCGATGCTCAAAAAAAATGGGCGTGGAGAGACGCCCGTGGAGATGACTGAAAGCCACGGCGCAATGTAGCAATTTTGCCACACATTGTCAAGTCAGTCGTGACTGATGTCAGAATTTGCATTAAGGATCGTGATTGCACTTAGCAGCCCGAACGCAGCGGCCCGCTCTTGAGTCGTTTCCGCGTCCGTCTCGATCATCCCGTCTTCCATCTCAAGCTGAGCCGTCCACATCCCCGTGGAGTCTTCTTCCAGGGTGATGTCGATCTTCATGCTTTCGAGAAGCTCCAGGGAGAAGTCGAGATTGTTGGCGAAGTCCGGGCCTTCGATCCAGTTGGTGTCGTCCGGATGCTCGACATCTTTGGGCCACATCTTGACCTTGCCGTCGAACAGCTCCGCCCGAAAGCCCAAGCCGGCGGCGATCATGAGGTTCATCATCGGGCCGGGGATTTCGAACCGTTCCGGGACTTCCCGCTCTTCCCGCTCATTTTCTTCTTTCATTACTTTCTCTCTTTCTTTATTAAGTAATACTACGTTGGGAGAAAAATCTCCCGCGCGGGAAAGGAGTTTCCCGCATCACTCGGAAAGCAGATCGGAGAACTCTTCCAGGAAGGCTTCGGTCTCCGGATCGACAACCATCGCCGGCTCGGATTTGTCCCGCCCTTGCAGCTTTGCGCCCAGCTCGGTCAGGGAAATAACCACGCGGAAGCGGCCCCGGCGCTTCTCTCGGCCGTCCTTTTTGATCAGGTCACGGTTGAGTAGGGCCCGGATCGAAAACTGCAAGGACTGCTTCGAAGTCTCGTAGCTCAGCCTCTCAAGGATTTGGTCGAGGTCGGTCGCCGTCCCGTCGGGGTTGCGCTCCCCGATGATCCGCATGAGTTCGAACTGTTTGGCTGTGAAGTACAGGTGCATGGTCAGATTCTGGAAAGGTCCAAAGGCTGATTGGTGGGCTGGTTGTCGAACGCGATGATCGGGACGCGGGCCGGCAGCCGGGAAGTTCCCTTCTCGGGCGTTGCGTCCGGGTTGATGTACACGCCGTACAGAGGACTGGCCAGGGTGAGCTGCTGGAGCGCCTTGAGGATGTGCCCGATTTCCATGTTGTCTCGGCGGCTTTCGCCTCGGAAACGGGCGTTCCCGGTCTTCTCCAGGGCCGAACAGGCGTAGTAGAACTTGCGCATCTCGGCTTCGCACTTCGCACGCACCGCCGGCTTCATGGCGTTCAGCTCGGCCATCACGCCCACGTAGTCCGACGGCTGCGAGACGAACCAGCGTCGGAAGAAGGCGAGCCCCTTCTCGTAGTTCGCCGAGCGCTTGGGCTTGACGAACTGGATGCCGGCTTTCGCTGCGAACGGGTTGAACTTCGACATCGAGGACTGGAACTCGATGAATTGGCAGCCCGTCATCCGCATCATGATGTTCTGCATCCGATAGGCGATGCCGGCACCGCGATACATGGTGTCGAGGACCAGCCGGCTGTTCAGGCACGAGTGGTCGTTGATCCAGTAGGCGCGGTGACGGTTGATGATCCGCGAGTCCATTCCGCCCGTGTTGGGCTTCAGGTGTCGGAAGACCTCGTTGCGCCCGGACAGCAGAATCTTCGGCACGGTCATCACACCGACGCCAATCGTTTTGCCGTGCAGCACGCAGCGGTAAATCTTCGGCCCGATCCCGAGCGACTCCGCCTTGTAGTGGAGTTCGTGCAGCAGGTTCCAGTCATCGATGTCGCCCCGCTCGACGTAGATGTCAGGCAACAGCGACAGGGAATGACCAGAAGGCACCTCCCGGCGCTCCAACAGGAGGTCTAGGTTGTCAGCGACGGTCAGCACTTTTGCGGCGCTCCATGACGTTTCGGTAGAACCAGATCGAGCTGGCGATGCCAAGACAGCCACCAAGCATCGAGACTCCCAGAACCTGAAGAGACCCGCCGGCGGCGTACTTGACGAAGATGAACTGGGAGAGCGAGATGCCGGCCGAGGTGATCATGGCTGCCATGTAGCGGCCCGCGACCACGTTGCGCGACTGGAGCCCCAGAAGGAACACCACGGTGTACGCGCCCGCGAAGACGATCAGGATGTCGGCCAGCGTCATTTCACAGCCCGAAGAACGCTTTGAGCTTGGCTTCGTCGGCGGCACCCACGATGCGGGCGGTTTCCTGGCCGTTTTCGAACTTCACCAGCGTGGGCACGGCGCGAATCTTGGTGTCGCTGGCGGCCGCAGTCGCGTGGAAGACGTTCACGTAGGACACGCTCAGCTTCGGGTTCGCGTCTTCGATCTTCTCCAGGACGCGCTTGACCATGCCGCAGGGCCCGCAGGTGGGCGAACTGAACAGCACGTAAGACTTCTGGTCGCCCGTCCACGAGGACATGATGGCTTGTTCGAAGGTTTGTTGGTCGTTGAGGACATCGGTCATTGTTTTTCTCCGTTCCGGACGATTTCGATCTTTTCCCGATAGCGCTTCTCGATGTAAACGTTGGGAGCCAGGTCATCCACCATGTCCGTGTGAGTGGTGGCGACCATCAGAGTCGCGCCAACTTTGCGGGCGATCTTCTGGAGGTTGAAGGCGATGACCTTTGCGGTCGTGCGATCCAGGACGGCGAGGAACTCGTCCGCGACCCAGACCTGTGCGCCGGATTCGATCAGCTTGGCCAGCTTGAAGCGGTAGCGCTGCCCGTCGGACAGCTCCTGCGGCTTGCGAACGAACAGGTACGCGTCGTTCAGCCCGGCAATGGACAGAAGGTTCAGCGCCTCGTTGGTGTTCTTGCCGATCTGGTCGATCAGCGGACGCGTTGAATCAAGCTCCACGAGGTCGATGTCCGCGACCTTGAGACCTTCGTCCCGCATCTGAATGGCCAGCTCGCGCAGCGAAAGGGACTTGCCGGAGCCCGATTGCCCGGTGATGTACACGACATCGCCCTGCTCGACTTCAATCGGCTGGTTGTCGTAGATCACGAACTCCTTGTCGTCCAGCACGAGGCCGAACGCTTCCGCGATTTCCAGCACGCGGTCGGTGCGGTCAACTTGGGTCTTGAACCGCTTGTCCAGGTGGTAAATGCTCATCACCAAGTCTCCCCTTTCCACAGAATTCGGCTCACGCCGATCACGACATAGAGAAAGAAGGCGAACATGAGCGCGCCCACGATCCAGAACGGCACTACGGTCGCCCAGAACGCCCAGGTTGGAATGCATACGTCACTCATGACTGACTCTCCACGAGGTTCGAAACGAAGCTCATGAAGGCTTCAGCGCCCTCCTTGCCCGTCTCTGCTTCGATTTCGGCCATGAAGCGAGCGACGATGCGCTCTTCGGCCACGGTGATGTCCTTGAAGCCGAGCGCCTTCTCGATCTTCACGCGCTTGTTGTCCACTTCCTTGACTTTGGCGTTGGACTCTTCGCTCTGCTTCTGGACTTCGACTTCGATGTCTTCCACGAAGGCGTCGGTGTTGTACTCACCAAGGTCGGCTTCCAGGAAGTCCAGCTCCTTCTTGTCGAAGAAGGCGCTCAGGTCGAACTCCAGGTCGGCCAGCTCTTGAGCCAGCAGGGTGCTGTCCAGATCAGAGATGGCGACACGGTTGTCAGCCAGGCGAAGGGCTCGTACCTGCTCTTCCGTCAGGTCGTCACGCCGCAGCACCGGCACCTGCTTCATCCCGAGCTTGATTGCGGCCAGGCGACGGCCGTGACCGGCGTTGATCACGCCATTCTGGTCAACAACGATGGGTTGTGTCCAGCCAAACTCCTTGATGGACGCCGCGATCTTCTCGACTTGCTTGTCGTCGTGAATCTTGGCGTTTTTGTCGTAGGGCTTGATGTTCTCGATCAGCTCCAGGGCGATGTTGGGTTTCTTGCTCATGCGGCGTTTCTCCAGAATTCCTTGAACTCGGTGATGGACATGTCCTCGATGTCGTCGTCCTCTTCGTCTTCGTAGGGCTCGTAGTTGGAGGCGTCCTCGCAACCGTCGCACTGGAATGGATCGAACTCCGCGTTCATGCAGTTTTCGCACTCTGGGAACTTGTTCATTTCAATCACCCGTGACTCATTCACCGTTGACAAGTAGATGGACCAGTGCGTTGCCTGCGTTGGAGAGCGAGTCTTCATTGGTGAACCCCTGGTCCTTCATCGTCTTTTCGATCAGCGCCGTGATCGTGCCCACATCATCGACAGGCACTTTGAAGCGCATGATCTGGTGGGTTTGTACGGGCTTGTCTTTGGGCTGTGCGGGAAGATCGCTTTCTTCCGGTAGGTCAAGCTCATCAAGCGATATATTCACGCTTGAGAAGATCGAAGCGAAGTCGCTCTCCGAGTACGGCATAAAGGAAGCCAGCTCGTCGGGATCGACGCCGAGGTCTTCAAGCAGACTGGCAAGCTGAAGAGTGTCGTCCGCACCGTAGCGGCCGTTGTCCACCAGACCAATCTCTTTGGCTTTCTTGTCGGAGATGCGACCGAGGTTGACAACTGGGACTTCCTTCATTGACAAGGAGATAGCTGCTTCCCAGCGGTGTTCTCCACCAATGATCTGCAACGTTCCGTCAGTGAGGGTGCGAACGATGATGGGTTTGAACATTCCGAAGCGCTTGATGGACTCCTCCAGCTTGTGCTGGTTCTCCGGACTCACCACATTGGTGTTCCAGGGATTCTTCTTGAGCTGCTTCGGATCGAGATTGTTTAACTCGACGGTCATTTTGATGTGGCCTTTTTACTGGATCAGTCAGTAGTGACTGGAATATAATCCTTATATAAGAACTTGGCAAGAGCCTATGGCAAAAGAAATTCCTCCGCAGACGGTCACGATTGCCTACAACGCGACCATCGCAAAACTTCATGAACCCACCCGAGCTATGAAGCTGCGGGTGATGTCACTTCTTTCCTACAAAGTTGAGGGTGCGGAACATTCCGCATCGTTCAAGGCAGGCACGTGGGACGGCCGTAGCTCGTTCTTCAACTTCAACGAGGGAACTTTCCCGGCAGGCTTCGTCAACTTCGTCGCCGGCAACCTCACTCGGGAGGGTCACAAGGTCAACCGGGTGCGCAAGCCTCTGCCTCTGCCTTTGGGCCCCGAGAACCCGAAGATCGACTCGTTCCCGGAAGACCCTCGCTACGACTACCAGATGGAGACCGTCAACCGCCTGGTGAAGTACGGCTCCATGATTGCTCAGGTCGCTACGGGTGGCGGCAAGTCACGGATCGCACGCCTGGCGTTCATGCGGATCAACCGCCCTACTCTGTTCCTCACGACGCGCTCGATCCTGATGTACCAGATGAAGGACGCGTTCGAAGAGCTGGGCGTGCCCTGCTCGGTTCTGGGAGACGGCCAGTTCGGTCACACGGATGCTGAGGGCCGGCAGTTCATCAAGAAGATGAGTGTCGGCATGGTGCAGACCCTGGTGGCTCGACTTCAGGAGCCCGATCCACGCGATCCGCCCGAGGTTCAAGCCAAGCAGGCTGCGATCCGCGCTCAGACGATCAGCCTGCTGTCCAAGTTCGAATTCGTCATCGGTGAAGAGGCTCACGAGGCTTCGGGCAACTCCTACTACGAGATTCTTCGGCACTGCAAGAACGCTCACTACCGCCTGGCGCTGACCGCGACACCTTTCATGAAGGAGAGCGAAGAGTCGAACATGCGGTTGATGGCGGCGTTCGGCTCCATCGGGATTCGCATCTCCGAGAAGATGCTGATCGACCGTGGCATTCTGGCCAAGCCGATCTTCAAGATCGTGAAGCTGTCCAAACAGCCCGAAGGCTTGCGTCGAAACACGCCCTGGCAGGCTGCCTACCGACTGGGCATCGTGAACAATGCGGAGCGCAACGATCTGATCGTCCAGGAGGCGATGCGGGCGGCCCGCAACGGTCTGTCCACGATGGTTCTCGTGCAGCAGAAGGCTCACGGGGAGCTGCTGGAGGCCAGCCTGAAGTCGAGCGGGGTTCGCGCTCAGTTCATCTTCGGTGAGAACAACCAGAAGGAACGCAAAGAAGCGCTTACCAAGCTCGCCACTGGTGAGATTCAGGTGCTGATCGGTTCAACCATTCTGGACGTTGGTGTTGACGTTCCCGCTGTCGGCATGGTGATTCTCGCGGGCGGTGGTAAAGCCGAGGTCGCAATGCGTCAGCGGATCGGCCGTGGTCTTCGTGCGAAGAAAAGGGGGCCGAATATCGCCTTGATCGTGGACTTTTTGGACGAACACAACCACTATTTGAAGGATCACTCGATGCAACGGCTGAACATTCTTCGACAAACGGAAGGCTTTGCGGAGAATATCCTGCCGATGGGTGACTTCGATTTCGCAGCACTGGGTCTTGAAAGGAAAGCAGCATGAGTATCCGCCAATATCACCCTCACATAATCCTGAAGATGCGCGAATTGTGGGGAAAGCCCGAGCAATTTGAAGCCTACATCGAAAGCCTTCTCGTGATGGATCGTGAGAATCGCCAAGGTTTCAGCTTCAACATCATGCAGGAGATTGCTCTGGTTCAAGACGCGCACCGGATTCTGTATGGTGTTCCTCCGAGAGCCTACCAACATCCGGAACTTTGATGTATCCTGTCAGTCATCGCTGACTGAAAGGACACCATGAACCATGCGCTGATCATCAACCTTGCCATCATTGCGGTGGTCGTTCTCGCTCTCATTCTCACCCTCAACCCGATGTGTCTGTTTGGCCTGTTCCTGCTGCGGGAAATGCCCTACGGTCTGCTCCAGCGGGAACCTGAAGAGGAAGAAGGTCGCCCCATCGGATTTGTGCATCCCAAAGACTGAAACAACCGAAAGTCGTATATACTCAAAGCGTTGCATGACAACTCTCCTCCAAGCCCCTCTCTAGGGGCTTATTTTTTTGCCCGTTGGGAATTGTCTGCTACCATGCAACCGGGTACATAACCCGCGATATACTGACTTTTGTCTGATGTGATCAACTGGTCACAATTTTGATCAACTGGAGAGAAACATGACTGAAGCAACCGAAGGTCAAGCGACCGCGACCCCGGCTCGCTACGCCATCCTGACCGACAAGGACACGCAAGCACGTGTCGCCACTCTGTCGAAGGACCACAAGCTCAACCAAGGCATTGTCGTGTCGGTGATGCTCGACATGCTCGAAGGCAGGCAGGAGTTCATCGACGCCCTGGCAAAGCGCCGGGAAGAACGTGTCAGCTCCCGCAGCGGCAAGACCGCCCTTCTGAAGAAGTTGTCCCAGCTCTCCGCTGAGGAACTCGCTGAGCTGGCCAAGCAGTTGGAGAAGAAAGCGTGACCACGACAGTCTCCCGTGTCCTCATGAACGGTGAGGCTGCCGAGCTGTTGATGGAAACGTGCCGTCTGGTTCGCAACCTGGGCGGCGCGTTTTCCATCGACCAGGAGTGGGCCAGCAACGACTGGTACGCAACCTTCACGATTCACTGGCCAGATCGGTCACTCGTGACTGCAACTTCTGGGGGTTCCGATGGTAATGCCGACTAGGCCGGTTTCGGTGCGGCCACCAGCGCCGCTCAGGGATGCAGCGTTAGCCATCAAGGAGCCCATCGCTAAGTACAAGGCGTACAAGGCTGTGCTCATTGGCGAGTCGAATGACCTTTCCAGTCTTGCGGATCGGCTTCGGGCGCTCAGAAACCTTCTCACCTGGGCCGAGAACGAGTACCAGCGTCGTCAGAAGGCAATTCGAACCTTCACCGATGATGGCTACAACCAGTCGTGCGTCAAGGAGGCCGACCTCAAGGGTCTCACTCTGGTCGAAGCCAACATTCTGGTGTGGGTCGCGACCTCGCCGAAGTTCTACGAGCAAGAACTGAAGGAAATCGCCGACACCCTGTACGAAATCGAAGGTGGCCAGCGAGACGACACCGAATCGTCAAGGGACGTTCCAAAGACCAGCACGGGAGAAGCGTGGTGAGAGTTCTTGTCTGTGGCGGCCGCGACTACACGGACTCCGCCTTCGTGGATTTCGTTCTGGACTCGCTGCACGCGAAGAAACCCATCGAGCTGATCATCCAGGGCGAAGCCCAGGGTGCGGACTCCTTTGCGAAGAAGTGGGCCGAGAAGACGCCAGGCTGCACCTCCTATGGTGTGCCGGCCGACTGGAAAACTCACGGCAGTCGAGCGGGCCCGATTCGAAACCGTCAGATGCTGGAGTACGGCAAACCCAACCTCGTCGTTGCTTTCGAAGGCGGTGCGGGAACCCGAGACATGTGTGCTGCGGCAACCTCCGCCTGGGTGAAGGTGATCTTCGCCGAGAAACTCCGGCCGCACTTCAAACCTTCAAAATCCGAAAAAGCGGCATGTGGGTGTGATGTGCTGCCCTGGGAAGACTGCGAACACACGCGAAAGGAGAAGCGATGATTTCCTATGAAGAGTACCTCTGGTACAAAAACCTCTACAGCGGCGCTCTTGAAGAGCGTCACGTGGACAACCAGAACCTTCGAACCTTGACTCGGGATGAGTGGGACAGCGCTCATTCCGACGCCCGGATCGGCGTCATCGTCTGGCTGAAGGTGCAACTGCTTGACATGAACGTGGCGTTCAAAGAGTACGTATGTCAGCCTCTGAAGGAGGCTCCGCTGATGCACTACGAACAAACTCACGGGAGCGCATGGTGAGTGAAACATACTCCTACGAACTGTACGTGGAGCTTCGCACGAAGCTGCGTCCTGGCAGAAAGCCTCCCATCACGAAAGAAACCTGGGGCGGGATGAAGGAGTACGACCGCGAGGGAACGATTCTCTGGCTGCGGCAAACGCTGAAGAAACGCGAAGACGAGCAGGCGAAATTCGCCCCCTATCAACAAACTCACGGGAGTGCATGGTGAATCCACACGACTACGCTCTATACAAAGCCACGGCCGAAAAACTGGGCCTTCAGATCATCTTCACCGAACAAAGGTGGAACGAACTGAAGGATGTCGAGCGCAATGCGGTGCTGGCCGACCTCTGGAAAGGAAAGAAAGAACAGCCGTCGAAGATTCTCGGTCTGAAGGCTGACAAGTGGTGGGTGGACGAATTCTCGTCACCCAACGAAATCGACGTTTCTTACGAAGCCTACCTGGAAGCCAGGAAGGAAGCGCTGAACCTTGGGGTTGTCGGCATTCGGTACGATCCCATCGACCAAGAGGGCTGGGAACAGACGGTGATCGAAGCCAGAGAGAAGGTCATGAGAAACTTCCAGGGACTCATTGAGGCTCAAAAGAAGGAACTTGAAAAGACGCTCGACACCTCCTACGAGAACTACCTGCGGCTGCGCGAGCGAGCAAAAGAAGTTGGAGGCATTCGTCTGGCCTCAGAAGCTCGCTCGGCTAGGGGCTGGGAGAGTCTAAGCCTGCCTGCGAAGCGCAACATCGTTCGGCGAGTGACGGCTCACCTTGCTTTAATGGAGAAGCAGCAAAACGAACTTCGGAGCATGGATCAATACGCTCAGACTCACGGAGCGGCGTGGTAATCTCGGCTGTATAAGGACGTTCTGGCAGGAACCGGGGTCTGGCCATATAAGGACGTTCTGGCAGGAACCGGGGTCTGGCCATATAAGGACGTTCTGGGAAGGTGGAAGACGAGGAAGGGAGCGCCC